AAAAATGTGTAACAACCGCTCACCGCCGCTAATACAGCCGACAGGAACGGGTTTCATAAAATCAGACAGCACAAACTCCATATCACCACCGGTACCAACTCTTAAGTACTTATCACGCGCCTCGGCCACAAGATCTTTTTCAAGATCTGTGCATCCAGTGCACGCAACATAACGTTTCAAGAAGGCATCGGCAATCACATCACACGGTTTTACATCAGTAGTATAGACAACACGTGAACCATACGCATAGGTTAAAACACCAGCGTATTCGCCTGTATCGTCCAGCTCTAATGAGAAACCGCCGCCACTGGGGAGCCAGATGGCACAATGGGGCGGAAGGAGTTTAACTTATCTAAAAATTCCCGCACAACCGGTGCAGGTACACCATAATTGACACCGTTATCACCTCCTAAGTTATGTAAGGACACAATCCCAGATGCCTCGTTTTCACAAGAAACAAAGGGCAGTCCACAATCACCAAAGGTGGTGGCAATATCATATCCAACGGATTCAGCTGTAACCTTCACAATCTTTCCAGCAGTCGTATGCCCGTTCCTCCTCACAAATACAGGCATGCCAACAGAAGGGTCGATCTTACAAAGGGAAACTCTTGTGCGTGGAGGAGAAACAATCTCCAATGCTGCGAGATCAGCATTCAATCCAAGCGCACTAGCCCTTGTAAGCCTAACAACCTTCTTCTCGGCACCCAACATATCTGTGACAACAACACTTGAAAGAGGAACGTCTTTCATATCCGCAAACACGTGGTTCACGGTAACTACTTTACCCTCGATGAGTGTACCATATACAGATATCTTCTCAGCAGGGGTGCTGACGACCACCTTGTAAATTAGTGGGTCAGCTACAGCATTATTCAGCGCTGCCGCTTCCTTAACCTCCGCAACTTTATGCGGGATAGGGGGAGCAACTTTCTTTGACTCATAAGGATTCTGACCATCATGGTCATCAACTTCAAAATCTTCTGGGACTTCAACAGAACCAGTTCGATCTCCTAAGTGCCAGGTGAGCTCACCAGTATCACCGTAAGCTTTGTAAAACTTACGCAACTGCGCCCACCCACCTGCCGCACCGAGA